TAGCGAACAGAGACGCTAAGTAGGTCGATGATGTCGGTTACACCTGTGAGGTTTATCATCAGGTCTGAACCGTTGTAATCAATGTTCAATGTTTTGACTTGGAACAATCCGTTTAGCGGCGATGACAGGTCACGGATTTCGTCGTTCACTGATTCAAGTACCTGCGAACGTGGGAAGCGTGGACTGACGGTAATAACTGCATCGGCTGTGTGTGCTGCTGCGGTTGTTCCGTTGAAGCCACGTTCAACCGTCATTGTTTTGGTTGCCGAGTCAGTCAACCAGATGTACATTAGTTCTGAGTCAATTTCGCAAACCTGTCCAGCACGCAACCCTTCAAGTGGGTACGTGGTTACAACACTCGTTGCTGACGAGTTGATGCTGGATGCCAGTTTGTTGCGCGGTTCAACCGTTCCCGATAGCAGTTGTCGCAACGTCCTGTCTATGACAGTTGCGGCTGTGGTCATTTACTTCTTTTTCTTGTCCTTCTTCATAGGCTTAGCCATCTTCTTCTTGGCTTTCTTGGCATCAGCCATACCCTTAGCGGTGTAAGGGAATTCCATCTTTCCGACTTTTGGCATATCATTTTCCTTTCATTGGGTCTTTGGAGTTTATCACGAACTAACAGTCCCATTTCCGCAAAGCCAAAGCCTTACGTGTTGGGCGACCTTTAGAGTCTTTCATTGGACCAGGCATACCACCCATCCGCGCACAAAAAGACTTGCGGCGTGCAGCGTCTTTCGGTGACTTCTTTGCTTGTGATGCTGACACAGGTGGCTTCAGGTTCATGCCTTGCTTCTTTGCTGATGCACGACCTTTAGCGTTCAATCCGCCAGCAGGGTTCTTGCCCTCTTTGCGTTGCCATGCTGGCGTTTTAGCCACGCTTCATCTTCTTTACCGCAGCATTGTCAACCAGGTTCGGATATGGGCGTCCTGCTTTTTTGGCACGAGCCTTGGCAGCAGCCTTCTGGGATGGCGTCAATGGGGTGGATTTCTTGTTGGGGTTTTTTGTTTCCCAAAATGCTTTCTTCTTCATTGTTTCTCCACTAAGTATCCTGATGTGCGCAAGACGTTACGCACGTTCAACACTACATCATAGGGTTTCCCAGGCTTTAGGTCGATGTAGTGGTCGCCGATTGTGGCTTTGATTGCGCGGTTTACCTGAACCGTGGTGATTGGTTCCAATGGTTTCCAGTCAGGCGTGACACGGTTGCTGGATGGTTTAACGATTTGTAGTAGTTGGTTGGCGGCTGTGTCCCAGTTGAATGCTGCGGTTTCTCCAGAGTTTTTGAATGCTTGCTTGCGGTACTTGTCACGGTTCTTGTGGATGGAGATGATTGCTTCGGCTAATGCTTCTGGGTCTGGTTCGTCCCAGTCGCCCATGTTTTGCCAGACACCCTTGGCGGTGGGGACGCTGGTGGTGGGGATGCGGTGGGTGGCTAGGTCGGAGAACTCTCGATGACCGTGAGCGTCAGACAAGATGGTGGGTATGCCTGCTGAGATTGCTTGGAGTGGCATGAGTCCGAACCCTTCGCCGCGGGATACGGAGATGAAGCAGTCCATTGAACGGACTAGGTCTGCTTCTTCGTCTTCGGTCATCCAATGGTCATGCACTACCACGTTCGGGTAGTTGAGGTCTTTGGGTGCGAACAGGTGTGGGGGGACAATCTTGATATGCAGTTCGGTGTTAGGCAACCCTAACTTATTGAATGTATCCAGTACTACGTCTAAGCCTTTGCGATACCACTCTGACCCGCCACACAATATCTTGTATGTGTCAGTTCGCTCAACATCCTTTGGACACCATATGTTGCGGTTGACCCCAAGCGGGATGACATGCACGTTGTCATGGTGTTGGGAGAATAGGTCAAAGTTGTGCAGGCTTGGCACGATAACTTTTTCGAAATTGCATAGATAGTCAGAGAACTCTGGGGGTAGCCAGTTCGTTTCCCACATGGTGAGCAGGTGTGGGGTTTGGGTTTTGTGCCAGCCTTTAATGAGGTTGGGGCGGAGAGCAAAGACTACGTGTTCTGCGTCTTCGGTGAGCGTAACCTTTTGGGCTAATGCTGTCTTAAGTCCGACAACCATTTTGCCGTAGCCAACATGTTCAAGGTTGACGCCAACAAGGTTTAGATAGTTGGCAGAATCCCTGTCTCCACTTGCCATGATTCCTGTGCTTTCTTTTCTACCTCGGCAGCACCATCAATCTTCTTTGGTTGCAAACCGTTAGCGCGAAGACGTTTGTATGCTGGCATATCTTTGTTCCAGTTACGTTCAGTTGTATTGACTTCCGCCACCCTAGCCCCTCGGCTAGTGGTCGTGTTGGTCCCCATGCGAACCCCTGCTACACGACAACCGAAGCATCCTTCGACGTCTAGGTTCGGGTGTGTTTCCCTATGTTTCATGTGATGTATGCCCCGTATCCTGCCGCGGTTAACGCGGTTACTTCGTCTGCTGTTATCTCGTTATCGTGTCCGCCATAATACACTTTTGAAACCATGCTCAGACTTGATGGCTGGTTGTCTGTGAAGGTTCCATCGGTGAGCAGGAAGATGTTGCGCCCGCGTGGTGATGCTTCGATTCGTCCACCAAGACGGTTCGCTAGACGTTGGTCTTTTGACAAATGTAGACCGCCCATGTAGTCGCTGATGATTACTGGTACAACAAAGTTGTCGGTTGGTGGGTTGAATGTTGCCATCAGGTAATGCTACTTGCGTATCCAGCGTCGGTGAGTTCGGTGATTTCTGCTGCTGTCAAGAAGTTGTCGTGTCCACCGAAATAGGTTCGGGTAATAAGTTCTGGTCTACGTGGGTCTGTGGTCGTGTAACTACCGTCAGTGAGCCTGTACAGGTTTTTGGCGCGGGAGCCTTGTGGGGTGTGGGAGAACAGTCTGTCTGGTGATTCTTCTGAGAGTCTTACCGCGAATGGGTAGCCTTCGGTTATTGGGACTCTAAAGATGTGTGACTTGTCCCAGTTGGCTGTGGCTGTTCCGTCTCCTGAACCTGTTGCTGCAGTTCGGCGTGTTCTTGCACCAACCAAAGTCCCTGACCCTGTTCCTGAACCCGTCGCCGTGCGTATTGCCGTGAGTATTCGCGTCGATGTAGACGTGCCTTCACCTTCGCCGCTGCTAGTTCTGAGTACAACACGGTTGACAACAATAGCCGATGTCCCTGTGCCTTCACCAGTTGCGGTTCTTACAGGGTTGATATTCCAGTCAGCGGTTCCTGTTCCTGTTCCTGTGTCGCTTGCTGTTCTGACTGCTGCACGAACAACTGTTATTGCTGATGTTCCTGTGCCTGAACCTGTTGCGGTTCTTAGGTAGAAGTGGATGACAAGACCTGTTGAGTCCATTGTCCCAACGCCAGAACCTGTGGCGCTTCGGATTATTATTGCTAGTCCTGTTGCGCTTTGACTTCCTGTACCAGTATCTGTTCCTTGGCGCTGTCTTAGGACAGAAGCAGATGATGATGCAGTTCCTGTCCCTGATGCTGTGGCGGTGACGGTAACAATTGCACGAACACCAAGGTAGAAGCGTCCACCGTTTTTGTAGAAGCCTGTGTGATAATCGACAAGACGGTCAAGCCTTGTAACAGTTCTACCTGATGCGCTTTGTGCTGTGCCGTTGCCTGGTCCTGTAGCGGTGCGTGCTACGGTACGGAAATATGTCCCCCGATAAAACGGATGGGTGTCTAAGAATGGTTCGCTAAAACCTGTGACTGCTGTTTGAGCCATAAGGGGTTATCCCCTAACGGCTAGTCGAGCGACAGCGTGAGAGAAGTGATTTGGAAAGTATCGCCAGCGGTCACGGCTGCTGAAGAGGATAGTGCGCCACTCCACAAACAGTTGCCTGCTGTGCTCGCATCCCACAACGACCAATGGCTGTAGGTTTCTGATGCGGCAACGTTTGTCCATTCAACAGTTGCAGATGATGCCATCGAACCAGATGATGCTGCTGAAAACGAGATTGCTTTGCGGGTGGTTTCAGTTGCGGCGTTTGTTGTTCCTGCTTCGCCAGCGTCTCCCGTATGGAGTTTTACATATGTGGCAGCAACAGCAAATGAAGTATTGCGGAGCGTATTGAGTAACGCTAATTCTGCATAGTTAGAAATCGACATTGTAAACCTTTCGTGTTATAAGACTATAGCAAAACGAAAGCCCCCCACCTCCCGTACTAGGGGAAATGAGGGGCTTTTGTCTCAACCTTCAGCCATGTAGTTGGCTGCTTGGTTAGTTATTAGTTAGCACCAATGCTTGATGCTGACTCAATACGGCGGAGTGATGCTTCGCGGAAGCGACCATAGCCACCCAACCAGTACCAACCCAATGGCTGCAAGCGCATCAGGATGTCGGTTACGTTGCCACGGACAATCTTCGGTACTGCACCGTTTCCGTCTTGTACGCTGTACGCCTTTGCAAGAGCCTGACGACCCATGATGTGCGTAGCATATACGTCAATTGAACCAGTTGTGCTAGTTCCGTTCGAAGCGTTCTCGAACTTCTTGGCACGTGGGGTTTCGATGAAACGGACGGACTCGAACTTGCCGATTTCGCCGTTGTAGATTCCCTCTGGGTTGACGTAGTTAGCAGGGGTGCGCCATGCTGCTGCGTCAGTTGCCGAACGGAAGTCGTACGAAACGTCTGGGTGAATGTAACCGAGGTATGAACCATCGAACGTTGCAACGTTTGCTGCACGAAGTTGTGCAGTTACCTTGCGAACATCGTCAGCGGACAAAATGTCATCTGTCGATACCG